CAAGAATTGTTTCAAGCATTGCTTGACTTATACAATACGCCGGGCGTATATTGTCAATTTGATTTGTCCGAAGTCGACGCATTAAAAGAAGACACCGCGGACAAATTGAAGAACATTCAAGCCATGTTTAATATGGGGACGCCGTTGAATGTCGCATACGAATATTTTGGAATACCGATAAAAGTCGTCGGCGGGGATATCGGTTATTTGCCGTTCAGTTTGACGCCGGTCGGGACAAGCCCGAAACCGCCCGCGGGAACCGAAGAAGAAGAAGAAGAACCCGGGGCAAAGGCAATCAAAGTCAAAGCAAACCGAATCAAGTTCACACCGGAAATAAAAGAAGCGAAATGGAAGGCGTTTGCGGAACGGACAACCCGGCTTGAAACAGAATATAAGAAGCATTTGATTCCGTATTTCAAAGCGCAAGAACAAGAAGTCATTGACAATTTGAATAAACAAAAAGCAATCACGCTTGAACGGATTGACAAAGATTCAAATTATATGTTTTTTTCAATGGCGTCCGGGACAAAGAAGGCAATCAATATTGAATCAACGTTGTTCGATTCGGAAGGCGAAGTCAAGAAACTTCGCAAAATAAGTTTACCGATTCATTCCGAAGCAATGCAAGAACAAGGACAAGCCGAACTTGACTTGCTTAAACTGGACATTTCGTTTGACGTGACAAACCCGCGGGCAATTGCATACTTGAAAGCAAACGGACTTAAAAAAGCCGTCCTTGTCGTTGGAACTGTCAAAGACAAAGTCCGCGAACAATTGACAATCGGAATCAAAGAAGGCGAAAGCATACCGCAATTGATTTCAAGGATTCAAGATAATGTTTATTCCGGATATTTGAATTTGACTGATTATGAACTTGAACGGATTGCCCGGACGGAAGTAATCGGGGCAAGCAATCAGGGGGCAATTGAAAGTTATCGCCAAAGCGGAATCGTTTCAAAAAAGTCATGGTTGCCCGCTTATGATGACCGCACGCGGGATACGCATATTGAAGCCGGACAACGTTATTCGGAAGACAAAGCAATCCCGATTGATGAAGACTTCGAAGTCGGCGGGGACACAATGCAGGCCCCGGGACAAGGTTCGCTTCCAGAAGAAAATATTAATTGCAGATGTTCCGTTTATGGTGTAGTAGAAGAATAATGGAAAACAAACTTGAAAAACCGGAACTTGATAAACAAGAAATTGTCAAAGAAATACTTGAACGCAAAGACGTGCAGATTTCTTATGATACAAACTGGCGTTGGTTTCATAATCGGGACGATTCAAATACTTGTCCATTGCTTGCATTCATGCTTGAAGTCGAATATAAGTCCGGCGTATTGATATTTTTACCGGACAAAATAAATAAATGTAAAATGACAAATCGAAACGAAGGTTGACAAGTAGTAATGTAAATTGCTATGATTGAAATAAGATGTAGAATATGCAATAAATTATTAGCCCGTATAAATATTAAAAATGGTTGTATTGAAATTATATGTTGTAAATGTAAGACATTGAATACATTCAGTTACACTGATTAATTTTTAATTAATCAAGAGGTTCGTAGAAACCCTGTTTTTAGAAGCCCATAGAGGCTCTGAAATCAGGGATTTTTTTATATTATAGGAGAATAAAATAATGGAACCTATTAAAAAGCCGGAAGATATAAATGCTGGCTACATTCGCATTCGTCAAAAAGACCCGGCACTATTCGTTGAAGGTTCCTTCCGAACAATCGACATTTCAAAGAAGGACGCAATCAAAGCAATCATAGGACGCTTAAAATCGAACCCGGAAGGCGGGACTGTAATTCAATCCTATCTTTTTTTAAAAGAAAAATGGTCACTTGCCGAAGCCGAAACATGGGTTGAAGAACACAAAGGCAAATCAATAGAAAATCTTGTTTCATTATACAAGGAAATTGACTTGACTGATTCAACGAAATTAATCAAATATTACCGGGCGAAAGTTTTGTCAGTTGACGAAGAAAATCATTCAGTCAAAGCCGTAGTTTCAACCGAAGACATTGACCGGGACAAGGAAATAAACACGATTGATTCATGGTCAAAACGTCTTGATAATTACAAGAATCATGCCGTTCTTTTATCAAGTCATTCTTACAATTCACTTCAAAATCAAATCGGGGAAGCAAAGGACATAAATATAAACAAAGCACAGAAACGGCTTGAAATGGATTTCAAGTATTATGTCAATGAAGGAAACAAGGAAGCGGACTGGGCTTACAACCTTGCAAGCAAAGGCATGGCAATGTATTCCGTAGGTTATATACCGCACAAGATTCTTGAAGGGGACGCAATCCCGGAATCATACCGGGACAAGGAACCGCGCAGGATATTCACGGACAATGAACTGCTTGAAGTTTCGCAGGTCGTTGTTGGTTCGAACCGCGGGGCAATACAAATGGGAATTGACGCGCCTTCAATCGAACAAAATCAATTTATGTTTGACGTAATCAAAACGTTCGGAAGCGGGATTCCGGACTTCATGGAAGTCAAGAAGGAAGTCAAGCCGGAACCAAAACCGGAAGTCAAACCAATTGTCACGGAACTGGTCAAAGAAGTAATCCCGGAAGATATAAAGATAATCAGTCCGATTGAAGTCAAGAGCATGAAGGAACTTGAATTTGCGTTTGAAGTAATGAAATCCGGGCGCGTGATTTCAGAAAAAAACCGTAATATAATCAAAGCCGTTGTTTCGGAAATGGACAAATTAAAATCATTGCTTGCAGAACTGATTGAATTATCTGAACCGAAACCGGAAGAAGAAGATAAAGAATTTCAAAGTGAAGTCAACAATTTTCTTGCTAAAAGCAAGGAATTATTGAAAATAAAATAACTTAATTAAAGGGGGATTCTATCATGGAATTCACAAAAGAGCAGTTTGACGAACTTCAAAAAGTCAAGGCACTTTACGAAAAAGAACTTGCCGACAAAGAAGTGGCAAAAAAAGACGCAATTGAAATGGACAGATTTGAGAAAATGAAAGCCGACATTATTGCTAAAATAGCGCCAGTTCAAAAAAGACTTGAATTTGTCGCGGGTGAACCGAAAGAAAGAAAAGAAGGAACCGATTATTGCAAATCATTCGGCGAATTCCTTCACATGGTCAAAACAAATGACATTCGTTTAAAGACCGCAATGTCAACCACGTCCGGACAAGGCGGATATACAATCCCGCAGGAATGGTCAAAGGACATATTAAACGAAATGAACAATTTCGCAACCGCCCCGCAGAAATGCACGGTTATGAATATGTCCGCGCCGACGCTTCATATTAATTCGCTATTGACTGACCTTACAGTTGCATGGTCAACCGAAGCAACCGACAAATCAACAACGAAACCGACTTTTTCACAAGCCGACCTTACACTTCGCTATTTGTATGCCATAATCACAATGACGAAGGAATTGTCCGCGGATTCGCTTATTGATATGTCCGCATTCTTGAAAAATCTTGTCGCGCAGAATATAGCGCTTGAACTTGAAGCGCAGATTCTTCAAGCGAATGCCGCGCCGTTTACCGGGATTCTTAATGCCGTAGGCGTGAATGCAGTCGCGCAGGTTGCCGGGAACCTTTCCTATTCCGACATAACCGCGGTTGTAAATAACACCGGACAGTTGGAACAATACAAGAAAAACGCCGTATGGTATATGACAAGGGGCGCGCTGAATCTTGTAATGAATTTGAAGGATTTACAGAATCGTCCGTTGTTCAATATGAACAACCCTGTCATTGACGGTTCACTTCCCATGATTCTTAATTACCCGGTAAATATAAGCGACCAGATAACTGATACGCTTTCCGCTGCCGGTTCGACTTCAATTGTATTCGGCGACCTTAAAAATGTATGGATAGGCAAAAAAGCAGGCGACCCGGACGCAATTGACGTTCTTTGGACGAATACGGCGATAATAAGTTCTTCAACTTCCGTCACCGAGAACTTATTTTTAGCAAACAAAGAAGCGCTTCGCTTCGAATTAAGAAGGGGCATACTTGTCGCGATTCCCGCTGCCTTCGTAAAATTAACCGGCGTGAAATAAAATGATTTGTAAAGTCAAACAACCATTTTATTTAGGCGCAAGGTTATACAAGCCCGGGGATTCAGTCGAATTCACGGAAGAACAAACAACCCGGCTACAAGAGTATATTGAACCGGGTTTGCAGTCAAGTCAAGACAAGACAAGTCAAGAAGAAAAATCACTTGACGAACCGGTCAAGGATAAAATGATAAAGGCAAACAAAATCTTAAAAAAGGGGAAATAATACAATGAAAAAAGTATTCTTATTTGTTTTGGCACTTGGTTTCATGTTCGCCGGAAGCGCGTTCGCAACAAGTCCTTGCGATGGCAATGCGGTCGGTTATACGCAAGACGTTTCAAGTTTTGCCGTGTCCGCGCAGGACGCAAGCGGATTCACTTGCTTGATTTCAAGCGCGTATTCAAAGGGTTATATATACCATATAACCGCGTCAATGTCGGCTTCGACTGTTGCGCAAAAAGTGGTTCTTTATGAAAAATGCAATTCAACTGCAACAGCGACGGCACTTTATACGATTTACATTCCATCTGGCACCATTGATTCAGTTATTGATATTCCGTTTACTGACGCTTCACCGTTGCCGTTTACGCGCGGAATTGTAGTTCGCAAGTCGCTTCCAACTTCGGACGTTCAGATTAATATTTTGGCAAGATAATAAGTCAAAATTAATATAAAATACCGGAAGGAATGTTTGATTTGAAGTCAACCTTCCTTCAAGGCGCCTTCCGGAATTTTTAAAAGGGGCAAAATATGAAAAAACTGTTTGCAGTCTTGTCAATTCTTTTTGTTTCAGGAATAGCAATTCCGCAACAAAGGATTTACCATTACGACACGGAATTTACGCTTTCAACAATGACGGCAACGCTTGTCGCACCGGTTCGCCCGGGAAGAAGGTATTTCCTTTTTGTGAATATCAATTCCACTTATGATTGTTTGCTTTCAACATACGTTGTCAAAGTCGGCGAAACCGCAGGGAAATATATATATAATTCGGGCGGATTTTGGCAAGACGAATATAATGTATATACTTCTTCTTATTGGGCGATTGCATTGAGTTCGGGAACCGTGGGACAAGTTAAAGTTAAAGTGACCGAAAAAGAATAAAACGCACTTATTAAAATTTAATAAAAGAGGTTCATACTAAAATGAAAAAAGTATTATTGACTTTTATTATTCTTGCCGGTTGCTTTTCTTTTATTCATGCGGATTATGGCGCAGGCGTGCCGGCAACAGCAGGCGGATTGCTTGCGGAAACAAATGCCCGGATTGCGGGGGATATTGCGGAAGCGATTTTGAGATTGAACGCGGACAATGTCGTCCGTGATGATGTCGCAAAGTCAACCAATACTTTGGCAAATAATGATAATACGCTTCAAACGAATATATGCAATTCGTCAAGCACAGAAGCGACAGCCAGGGCCAGCGCGGACACTTCTTTACAGGCGGCAATAACCACCAGCTCAAGCACAGAAGCAACGGCCAGGACGACGGCAGATAATACACTTCAAACGAATATATGCAATAGCTCAAGCACGGAAGCGTCAGCCAGACAGTCAGCTGACGCAGGTATATGGGCTTCAACGCCGACATTCGGCGGCACCGTAACGATAACAAAAGGAATACCCACAATAATGATTGCCGCAAGCAATTCAAAAGCAGATGTTAAACTTATGGCAGATTACGAATGCGACGGAACTAACGACCAGCTAGACTTTCAACTTGCAGTAAACGCAATCGGCGATAAAGGCGGAAAAATACTTTTAGCAGAAGGAAACTTTAACGTATCATCTCAAACTTATATAACACATAGCAGTATAACTATTGAGGGTATGGGTAGCGGAACACGGATAGATATAACCGACAATATCGGCGCACAACCAAATGACGACAATTACGGCGTGTTTATGAATACAATGTCAATATCAAACCTTACAATAAAAAATATTGTGTTTACAAACATAACGACTGCTAATACTATGAACGCTTACTGCGTATTCGGAAAAATCAGGAATTTAAAAATTACAAACTGCGAATTTATCAATATCAGCCGTGCTGGTTTAATTGCAAGGGGAAGCATAACAGGAATATACGATATATACTTTGAAAATAACAGAGTATACGGGCTTTGCGCAAATGGCGCTGTAAATCTGCAATCAGGCGCGGATAATGTAAATATAAATAGTAACTACATTGAAAAACTTACGGGCCTCGCTTTTTCAACGTCTGGCGGAACTATGTTAAGAATAACAAATAATACTATAAACAATACAGTCGGAACGGCTATCCTTTCAATAACAAGCTCTGCTACAATTCAAGGCAATATGATTTACAATGCTGGAAACGGCGTATATTCAGCCGGTCAATACTCTATTATTGCAAACAATTATTGTAAAGGCATAAAAGCGTTGGAGCCAGGCGTTATTCGGCTTGCCGCCGACAATCAAAATGTCGTCGGAAATTATATTGACGGAAGCACTACCGACGGAATTTACGCAGACAGCAAGGCTAACATTATTTTAAACGGGAACTATGTCAACGGTTGTGTTGACGGATATGATTTAGCGACTATAAACCCATGCTCGCTTACTGGAAACAGCGCAATCGGGTGCACGGCATACGGGTTTATATTGTCAGGAACGAACATGGGTGTAATAGGAAATTTTGCGTATAATAACGCAACGGCAAACGCC